TAACTGGTGCTGGTCAAAATGTTCTTCGTGCCGTTGAGGCATTTGGTAACCCTTACGACGATTAATAACTATGCCTTTCCCATCTTTAGGTAACGCCGCTCTGTTTATGGGTAATTGTTCAGGTCATGGATATGGTAACGGTTCTACTTTCCAACCTGGACATGGTGGTGGAATGGTCCCTGGGTGTCCTCATACTTCATTGGACCCTAGAATCAATTCGGTTCCTCTGCCAGCAAACGAACCAACCGCTAGTTGGCCACCAATTTCACAACTTCCGTTAGGAGTTGCGAAAGCAGCAGCCGCAAGAGTCACAATTAATGGTAAAATACCTATTGTTGACCAAGACATCCTCACTCCACACCCAACACCAACTCAATATGTCACCCAGTCTGTCGGTGAGAAATGTTCAGTCACCTTAAATACACCTGCTTATTGGTGTACTCAAGGAACTGCTGCTGGGCGTGAAGCACCTACAGGACACGCTAGAAAGCTCTTTGCTACTTCTAAGACTGTCCTTATAGGTGGAGTTCCTGCAGGACGCTTTGGAGACCCTCTAGGCGACGGTTCAACAGCATTCCCATGCCTATCTCAGGTATCGGGTTCTAGTCCAAATGTTTTTATAGGATTGTAATTATGGCAAAATCAAAAGTTGGTCTTTCTGGTGCTAAGTTTATTCCAGGAAAACCTAAAACGACCCGTCAGGGACGTTCGGCAAATACTAAGTATGCTGCCACTAGCAGGAATAAAGCAAGAAAGCCATATCGCGGTCAAGGTCGATAAATAATTGAGATACAATAGAATAGTTAGTAATGCCTTTAAAGGATATCAAAGGTAAAGATTTTAAGAGGTCGCGTAGTTTTACCGACCTCTCAATTTCATTGACAAGAAATCCTTTTACTGATGATATCTCTACAGTCAAAAATGACACAAGTATTAAACAGGCAGTTAAAAATTTAGTATTGACAACTCCTGGTGAAAAACCATTTCAACCTCTTATAGGTTCTAAAGTTAATGAGTTATTGTTTGAACCTTTAGATGCCTTTACTGCTGACACAATTAAGGATGAAATCATAAATACCATTAATCAGTATGAACCAAGGGTAGAACTTACTGACGTTGCTGTTACTCCAATTTATGAAGGTAACAAGTTAAACGTCAGTATAGAATATAGAATTGTAGGACTACCTATTGTTGAAACAATTTCGTTTGTTTTACAGAGACCCGAATAATGCAACCAAATAATCTAACAGCATTAGATTTTGAGGATATTAAAGCCTCAATCAAGTCGTATCTCAGAACTAGAGATGAGTTTTCTGATTATGACTTTGATGGGTCTGCTTTATCATATTTAATTGATACTCTAGCCTACAACACGTACTATACGGCGTTCAATGCTAATATGGCAATGAACGAAGCATTTATTACATCTGCTACTGTAAGAGACAATGTAGTTAATATTGCAAAACTTTTAAATTATGTTCCACGTTCAATTTTAGCCTCTAGAGCGTGCATATATTTGAACGTTCAGACAACTGATCTTAACGGTGTATATCCTAGCACAGTAACTATTCGCAAAGGACCTGTTGCTACTGGCGGAAATTTTATTTGGAATGTTCTACAGGATGTAACAGCATCTGTTAGTCCTACGACTGGTATTGCTGTATTTGATAATCTGTTAATTAGCGAAGGAAATATTGTCAATTTTTCATATACCGTTAATACTTTTGCATCTCAGGAATATACAATTCCCTCCGAAAATGCAGACATCTCTACTTTGAAAGTCTCCGTCAAACCAAATGAATCATCAACAACTTCTGACCTGTATAACAGAGTAGAAACTGTTACTAATTTAACTCCAACTACTAGGGTATATTTCCTCTCTGAAGGTGAGGATATGCGGTATAAAGTTAGATTTGGGGATGATAGTGCTGGTAGAGCTCTTGACGATGGCGAAATTATCAACTTTGAATATTTGGTAACTTCTGGATCTGAAGCAAATCAGGTTTCTTCATTTGGAGTTATTGCAAGAATTTTAGATTCTAATGGAACATCTTATGGTGCATCCAGTGTGTCTTTGGAGGTAAAGGAAAAGTCTCAACTTGGATCTGCAGCAGAAACTATTGAGTCTATTAAGTACAACGCACCAAGATATTATTCAGCACAATATCGAGCAGTTACATCACAAGATTATGCATTGATTACAAAAAACATATATGATAATGCAGATTCTGTAGTTGCTTATGGTGGAGATATTTTGAATCCACCTATTTACGGAAAAGTTTTTATCACTATTAAGACAAAAACTGGTTCCCTTCTCAATGATGCAACAAAAAAAGATTTGCAGAATCAACTCAGATCTTATGCTATGGCGTCTATTGACCCCTTAATTGTTGACCCAGATAACATCTACATTTACATAAAAGCTTTTGTTCAGTACGATACTGGATGCGGTTCAAATGCTTCGGATATTAAAACTAATATTCAAAATGCCATTTCTTCTTGGGCAACACAAACTCAGATTAATAACTTTAATTCATCTTTCAGGTCTCAAGAGTTTCAAAAGGCAATTACACTAGCAGATAGTTGCGTTAGTGACGTATCTCTTCAGACTAGTATTTTGAAATACATTAATCCTTTAACTAATCAAACGAATACTTATTGCATTTCTACTGGTTCTTCCTTGTACAATAGTGCTCCGAGTAATAGTGACGGCACTACATGTAAGAAAGAACCCGTTCTCCTTTCTGGAACATTTAGAACGGCAGACAGACCAGGTGTAGACCAACAATTTGAAGATGATGGATTTGGAAATTTAAGAAGTTTTTATAATACTGGAACAAAGAAAGTTTATACTAACAATTCTATTGGAACCGTTAATTACGATACTGGGGAAATTTGTTTTGGACCCGTAAATGTTATTGGTTCTGGAGTTAATGTTCCTGCAGATTCAAATTTGAATATTATCGATACAGTTTCTGGTTCTGGTTCAGTTATTGATGATACCCTACTACCAACTGGGTTAACAATCCCTGTTCTGTTTATACCTGCTAATAATTCTACAATTCCAGCAACTACTCCTGGAACAATAATTAATATTATTAGTCCAGAAATTACAGTTTCTCCTCTCGGCACAATATCCCCTCCAACAATTCCTCTAAATAGTTTGACACCAACGGTTTTCAACCAAACTCCAACTCTCGTTGAAGTCGGTCAAATTGAAAATTCAGGTTCGCTTAATACTTCTAGTTGTTTCTAAAATTAGATGAATATCAATAAGGTCTCTCAGTCAATCAATGCTCAGACACCAGATTTTATTGGGTCTGAGTATCCCCTCTTTAACAAGTTTATTGAGTACTACTATAAGTCTCAAGAAAAGACTGGATTGGGACAAAATATTCTTAATAATTTCCTACAGTATCTTGATATCGATAAACTCGATATTAATATTCTTGATGGAAAAACAACTATCGTAGAATCTCTCTCTGCAACTGACGATACAATTGTTGTAGAAAGTGTTGACCAATTTTTATCTGAGAATGGTTCTGTATTAATTGGTGATGAAGTAATTTATTATGAAAAAACTACACCATCACCAAATATTGCTCTGAGTCCTGGAATCTCTTACGAGCAAGTAAGACTGAAGTGGACTAACTTAGCAAATCTGATTGATTTGTTTGATGGAACTAGAGTAAGATTTCCATTAACCTCTCAAGATAGTCCTATTGGACCTCCTTCGGCACAGCACTTAGTTGTTAGCGTTTATAATGACGTTTTAGTGCCAAATATTGATTATATTGTAGATGGTTCTGATATTGTCTTTACTAGTGCTCCAAGACAAAGAATTCCAGCAGATGATAATGCATCAACATCTATCTTTTTTCTGAGTGGATTTATTGAAAATCCAATCGTTGCCATCGATAATATTTCAAATTCATTTGGAGAAGGTGAAACAGTATTTTCAATTACTCGAAATGGTGTTTCTTATGAACCAATTGTAGATGAATATTTAATTGCAGTATATGACAATAGATTAATGACTCCAAAGGTCGATTATTTTATCGACGGAGATAAATTTATCTTTAATCTGGCTCCAATAAACGGAAGATTCTTATCTCTTTATTCTATTGAAGCACCAATTCCTTCTTTTGGTAGTGGTGCTGTTGGATATGCTCGTGTAAATGATAATGGTGAATTAGTTTCTATTAGTACATCTCAAAATGGTGCTGAATATAGGTTTGAATATCCTCCAAAAATTTCTATTAATTCTGAATTTGGGTCGGGCGCTGCTGCAAAGGCATTGGTTAATGGTGTAAAGACTTTGACTCTTCTGAGTGGTGGACAAGGATATAGTTCTTCTAATCCACCAAAAGTTCAAATTCAAAGTCCAGAAAAAGAAGGTTCAACATCTGCAGTTCTTGAAGCAGTTGTTGAAAATGGTAGTGTAACAGAATTAAAAATTATCAATTCTGGTAGCGGATACACTTTTATTCCCAGAATTACTTTTGCACAACCAGGGGGAGGGGTATTAGCAGCACCTACAATTGTCAACGGACAAGTTGTAGGACCAATAGAAATTGTAGACTCTGGATTTGGATATACCACTCCACCACAAGTTTACATCGATCAACCTACAGGATTAAATGGAATTGCAGCTAGTTTGCGTGCAAACTTAAGTAATGATGGAACGATTTCCAGTATTGATATTTTAAATGCTGGTCAAGGATATGAAACAACACCAAGAATTGCTATTATTGACCCTGTTGGTGCTCAAGTTTTAGAAACAAGAGTTGATAATGATGGTCGTGTTGTTGGTATTGAGTTATTGAGTGGTGGAAGCGGATATACTGATATACCTTCAGTTTACATTGTTGATACTCAAGGAGGGTCTGGGGCAAAGGCTGCAGCTTCTATTTTTAATGGTAAAATTACTGATATTAATGTAACGGAGTTTGGACAAGGATATAGTGCGTCTAATCCCCCAAAAGTTGTTATTCAAAGTCCTCCTCAAGCACAAGCTTCTGCAGAAATTGGACTTAATGAAATCACTGGATTTTTAATTAATAAAACTGGTTCTGGATATAGTAAAGCTAAATTTGAAGGATGTGCTAGATCTGCTAGCAGTATTATTTCATATACTGAAGTTGGAAATGCCGTATTTTCAAATAATACTACAGCATCTGCAGCAAGTGTTGGAACTGAAGTTAAGTGTTTGGATTCTCTGTTTGTAAAGAGATTATTAGATAAGTATAAAGAACAATTCTTACCAGATGTACCAGAACTAGACTATACAAAAATTGATGTACGTACATCAATTAAAACTATTAAAGATTTTTATTCGTCTAAAGGAACTTCTTTTAGTATTGCATATTTGTTCAAACTTCTTTATGGTGAGACGGTAAGTATTTCTTATCCAAAAGACCAGATTATCAAACCCTCTGCTGCAACTTGGTCTATTGATACTATTTTGCGTGCAACTTTGGTCAGTGGAGACCCTGAAAATATTAAAGATGCTCTTCTAATTCAAGAAGAAGATATTGCAGACCCAAATATCAAATCTGCTAGTGCTCTTGTTGAGAATTTTATTTCAATTAAAACATCTACTGTTGAAATTTTTGAATTAGTTCTTTCCGAAGAAACAATTCAAGGAACATTTGTTGTTCCCTATAAAACAAAACTTGCCGAACCCCTGGGATTTGACAATAGTATTATTACTGTTGACTCTACTATTGGTTGGCCAGAAAGAAATGGTGAGTTTGTAATTGGTGATAGCGAAGTAGTTCAATACAAGGAAAAATCCCTAAACCAGTTTATCGAATGTACTCGTTCTGTAAATGGAGTAGTAGAAGATTGGGATTCTGCAACAGAGGTGTCTTCTAACTTCAGAGTATATCTAAACAAAGGAACCTCTCAAGAAGTTGTAATGAACGTTGTTGGTATTGTTGACGCTCAACAAACCAATTTGACTGATACTGGTTCTTATTATCTTCCTGGCGATAAATTGACAGTATCCAAGCTTGGGGGAACTAGTGAAAGAGAAGAGTTGAAAACTTGGTTGTATAATGTTAAGAAATTAATCGAAGTAGAAGATATTCAATATGGTGGAATTAATAATCAGTCGGCAACAGTAACATGTTCAAATCCTCATGGTCTTTTAGTAGGTGACCAAGTTACTGTTTATGGTGCAAATCCAATTATCTATAATGGTACATTTTTAGTAACATCTAGGGATAGTGAAACTGTATTCCAGTATCAACTTCCACAACCAGCTTCAGTTATTCCTCAGGGAAATATTCTTGTTTCTATTGACTTAAATAAGGGCAAATCTCTAAATGCACCTTTAAATAATTTCATTAGTCCTTATACTACTAACGTACAAAATTCTTTCTTTAATGACCAGTACGTCTATGTTGCTTCTACAGGAATTCCAAACTATAATATTGGACCTTTCCCAGGTTCTGCACTTCTTCCTGGAAACCAAAGAAAGTTAAATAGATTCCCACTTTCTCCAGTCACTATCTCCAATAAAAATCAAATTGCTCCTGGTCCTATTGGAACTTGGATTAATGGTGTTTCTATCTGGTCTTATAAATCTAGATTAACAAAAACTTTTGGTGCAGTAACTGGTATCAATATTACAAATCCAGGAGAAGGATATGACGCTGCATCTCCACCAGTAATTTCTATTAATAATGGTGGAGGGTTGAATGCTACGGCAGAAGTTGTTGTTGATGGTTCTATCACTTCAATTTCGGTTGACAATGGTGGAAGCGGCTACACGTCTTCTCCTCTTGTTTCGATTGTCGGGGGAGGAGGATCTGGTGCAGCTGCCACCGCTATCATTACTAAGGGCGTTGTATCTAGAGTTCTTATTAACGATGGTGGTACTGGATACACCTCTCAACCTTCTATTACTATTGTTGGGGGAGGTGGAAGTAGTGCTACTGCAACAGCATCTGTACGTGGTCCAATTAAATCCATCTCTGTCACTAATGGGGGAGAATCTTATATTTCAAAACCAGATATTTTATTGAGTTCTGGTACTGGGGCGGTGGCACAACCCATTGTTAATGATGGTAGAATTATTTCTATCGCTATTATTTCTGCTGGTCAAGGATATACCACAGCACCAGAAGTCATAATTCAAGGTGACGGATTTGGTGCTGTTGCAAGAGCGGTAATTGATACTGATGGTGAAAATGTCGGCAGAGTCACGTCGATTCAAATTTTAAACAGAGGTATTGGATATACTCAAGGTAACACCGTCATTTCTCTTAATTCTATTGGTCAGGGAGCATCATTTGATGCTGAGGTATTCCAGTGGACTTATAATTTAGAGAAAACTTCTACTCTAGATGATGCTAAAGGTGGAGTGTTTGAAGGATTTAATAATCAGTATGGTGGTGAGTATGCTCACTTATCTAATCCTCAAACATTGAGATATATTCTTGGTGATAACTTATTTACTGATGTTAATGATAATATCTTAGAACAAGAAGACCAGTTAGAACACTCTCCTATTATTGGATGGGCTTTTGATGGCAACCCAATTTACGGTCCTTATGGGTATTCTGACCCAACTAATCAGTCTTCTAGTATTGAAAGATTGGATAGTTCTTATAGATTAAAGCAAAATCTTGTATTTAATGATATTACAAATCCATATCCAGTTAGAACTTCTGGACCTCTTTTGACAGATGAACCTGCGGGTAATTTTGTTGAAGACTATGAGTTTGTTTTTGGTCTTGGTGATTTAGACCAATATAATGGACGTTTTTGTAAAACCCCAGAATATCCAGAAGGTAGATATTGCTATTTTGTCACTATTGATACGACGGAGCAAGGTAATCCAGTATTCCCTTATGTACTTGGTCCTAGTTATAATTCTGTAGTTGATTCTTGGAATTTAAGTTCTGGTGCTGTTCAGCAGAATATTCCTACAGGAGTTGTTCGTTATAGAGACCCATATGAAAATGTAGATATTGATGTTGAACGAGCTCCTAATGCATCTACAAATGCTTTAACTACTGAAGATGGTGATATCCTCCTCTTTGAAGTTGAGGATGAAAACCGAGATGGTATTATCAGTCAAGACGAAATTGATGACCCAGAACAACTCCTTGAAGAATCCCCACTTCAGTTATTTGATTACTTCCCCAAAGTAAGATTCGATTCAAAGGTTGATATTGAAGTAGAAACAATTACTAAATTTGAAAATGCTTCTGTTACTGGATTTACTGTTGAAAATCCAGGTGAAAATTATCAGGTAAATGACCGCCTTGTATTTGATAATACTGATACTGATGGAACTGGTGTTTCTGCTAGAGTTTCTAGAATTAAAGGCGAAGAAATTTCTTCTTATAATTTTGAAACCGTTGGTGAAAATAATTTTGGAGTTCTTCAAACTACAAAACCTCATAATTTAATTGTTGGAGACACTGTGTTTATTGATTATGAACCAGTGATGGATAATACCAATAAAACTTTTGTTGTTCGTCAATTTAAAGGAATTGAAGAAATATCTATCGAACAAACAGGTTCTGGATACAATACAGACATTCCTCCAGAAATTTTAATCGATGGTAATGGTTCTTCGGGTAGACTTGAGGCAGTTGTATCAAATGTTGGTTCTATTGATACTGTCAACATTTTAAATTCTGGTTATGGATATACTTCCAATCCAAGAGTTATTCTTACTCACCCTCAAGTATTCAAGAAAGCTGATTACTATGTTTCTTTAATTGAAAATAGAGAGTATGTAAAGGTCAATGATGTCTTTGTCAATGATTCTAAAGAAGTATTTGTTTGTGGTAAAACTTTAGATTCTTTAGGAAATACAGTTGCATTTGTTTCTAAGTTATCAGCAACTGGTGTTTTGCAGTGGCAAAAAGTTCTTGATAGTGCAGATGGATTGCAATATGCAGAATTCCAAAAACTATACGTTGATGGTAATACGATTTGGGTAGTTGGTAATAATAAACCAAATCAACAGATTTTAAACAACTATAATCCAGATATTATTATTGCAAAATATGTTCAGTCTGTTGATGGTCTCAGTGCAACGCTGCAACTTCAAAAAGCATATGCTGGAATTTCTGGTTCTACTCGTGCAGACAATGTAAGTGTTATTAAGAAGTACTCTGATAATCGTATTATTATTGCTGGACATACAAATACAAATTCATTGAATCCTGAAGATGCTTTTGTAGCTATTTTAGATTTGAGTGGAAATTTCTCTATTAAGAGAAAACTTTCTTCGACTAAATCAGAAAAAGTTACAGATTTAGTCGTTGTTAACAACAACATCTATGCAACTTTAGAAACAGCATCTTCTAGTAATTCTAATGCGGTAAATGTATCTTTTGCAAAACTTTCTGTAGGCACTAGTGTCATTACAGTCGATTGGATTAAAGAATATAGTAACGCTGGATATTCGTTCCTAAACAGTTCTTTATCCATAGATGAGTTTTCTGAGTTTTACATTACTTCTACTTTGAGATTGAAATCTGATAATGAAACAAAAGATAGTTTCTGGGTTGGTAAAGTTGATAGTGATGGCGAATTTATTTGGAATTATCGTTATCTTGCTCCTGGAAGAGATGTTGATGTTGTTCAAAAAACTAAAATTGATATCTTCGGAGATTTAAATGTCGTCTTTAGTAGAACTAATAACACTACACAGCATAAAACTGTTGATATCATCAAATTAAATTATAACGGTATAATTAAATCACATAATACAACAGATTTTAATGTTGATAATGTAGAGGGTATTACAGCACATACTCTTGATGTTGATAATTCTGGTGACATTCATGTATTCGGACAGACATCTTGGAACCGCAATGAATTTATCTTTGAATTTGATGAAACTGATGACGCTACTGATAAGACAGGTCATTATGTACCAACTCTGATTGGAAATGATGCTACAGATTCTCTTGCTCTTGTTGGTGATGGTGTAGCAAAACTGTTTGGTAAAGATGTTGCAACTCCTGCAAACTGGGAAAATGCTGCAATTAAGTTTGCTGCAGCAGATGTCGGAACAAAACTTGGTGATGATTGGACTCTTGAGTTCATGCTCTATAAGGACTCTACAAACTCTCAAACACATTCTCAGACCCAACAGACCTTAGTTGCAATTGGAGATGCTACAGGCGCTACTGGAGGTCTCTGGTTGTATTATGACATGTCTGGTGGACAATTGGAGTTAGTTGTTACTAACAATACAACTACACTTAATAATGCTGGTTCTGGATTAACCTCTACACAAACGACAATGTTTGCCAATGATACTTGGCAGTTCATTGGATTGAAGAAAGAAGGCGATGTATTTACTGGATATGTAAATGGCATTCAAATTTTTACTGGAAGTGTAACCAATACGTCCCTTGGTAATAAGGACCTTTATATTGGAAACATTCCTGGTAAGAATGGAACCCCCGCAGCATTTGCTTCTGCATATCAGGGTCAATATTATGTTGATAATCTTCGTTTGAGGAACAGAGCAGTTACTCCAACCGTTCCTTCTGACGTACTTACAATTCCTCCAACAGCATCCTTTGCTCTTGCATATGATTGGACCGATGATGCTTGGTTCACTACTAATATGAATCAATATGATTACATTGATTATGTTGGATGGGGAATTAAAGTAGATAAAAACGCAGATTCTGTCAGACTCGGTGACCAGGGTACTCAACTTAATACTGGAATTGGATTTGAGAGAACAGCAGTTTCTATCGTTACAGGTAGCACTTTAGTTATCAATTCTACTGGATTTAACTTGAGTGAGGCAGGATTCCAATCTTTAGACTATGATGATGCTATCACTACGATGGCACAAGATACAGAAACTCTTACATATTCTAATGATGTTTGGAGTTCTAGAACAGCGACAATTCCATCCCCAGGGTCTCAAA